ATGCTCCCGTGCTGGATTTTTTTTTTCGGATACGGGAATAAATCTCTCATCATCGTGGTTATTTATAGTATGAAGCAGAAAGAAAGGAGAAATCCAATGGAGAAAAGTTATAAAGACCCACTAAATCCTAAGTTCGACCTGAACACTAAGGAAGGTGTGCGTAGTTTCTTAGAGTGGCTAAACGACCCCGATGTTGATAAAGCCATCGAGAAGTTCATCGAAGAAAATGGAGGAAGAGTTGATGAATAAAATAACTCGGGAACGAATCGCCGAACTGGACAAACTTGACCGAATCAGAACTTACGACTTGCTATACCGAGCGATGTCTGTGGGACTAATTCCGTTTCAGCCGAACCTTAGGCTAAAGCGTATGGTCAGAGTAAAGAAGTCTGGCAACTAAACAAAACTCCGACAAAACATTTTCTTTCCAAATGGGAAGAAAATGTCTTGTCTGTGTGTTATTATTACTATGCGAGTAAATCGCAAACGACAAAAAGACAAAGGAGATAAAGTGGCTTCATCAGCAACTTATACCGTAACGCTAACAACAGCATCAACTGCTTACACAACTACCGTTACAACAGCATCTAGCGACAATGACTTTATCATTGACCTAGCGATAGAACGCATCAACGAAGAAGATGGGTTCGACTTATCACAACACCGTTTCGTATATACCACCATCGAAGTCTTGGAAGTGTGGGACTAATAATGAGTGCTACCGATTACAACGACCTAAGCCGACACATAGGACACGATGTAGAAGTTGTGTCGTATGCCGATACTAATGTTGCTATTGAGTGCCAAGAGTGCTACGAAGTGCTACTGGACTTTGATAAAGGAGAAACAAATGAGTAATTTCCCATACTGCGAGAAATGTCTAAAGCAACCGACTACCGATACTAAAGAGTTTTACGACTACCGATTCGATTACCCCGTGTGTATCAGTTGCGTAGAAGAGTATGACTTAGAAGTTGAGTGCGAGAATCACACTTGGGTTCTACAAATGAATCTTCCGAACATACCGATTCGTAATTATTGCGAAGAGTGTGGTGCGATAGAAGAAGCCGACCCCGAAGATGTGGCAGAACAAATCCGACTATTAGGAGAGAACAACTAATGAGAGAGTTCGAAGAACGCAAGGGCGACCAAGAGCAAGCAGAAATGTTTGCTCTTGGTATCGTGCCACCGAAGTTAGTTTTAGTGCCTTGTGAAAATCCACAAGAGTGCGAAACACATAATCCAAAAAGATTATCAACACCGATTATCTTGATACCTGCAAATTAGGAGAATAAAAAAAAATGGAAGAAAGAAAAATCAACGAACAGCAATTATCCCCTGAGTTTTATGTTTGGGAGAACGACTACGAAGAAGTCTGGGCTACTGAAAGTAATCCTTTCTTCGTAATCCGTAATGGCGAGATGCGAATCATTGTTAGGCGAAGTGCCGATGATGAAATCTCAGAACTAATCCGATACAGCGACCTACTAGAAAGGTTCGGCATCACTACCGATAAAGAACTAGAAGAGTGGTCTAAGAAAGAAGATGTGTTCTCAGTAATCAATAACCCTTGGTTCGAAGTCTGGTCTGTGAAAGACACCGAGTATTACTCAGAGCCTTTCTTCGACCTGAAAGAAGCCATCGCTTATGCCGAGAAGATGCTAGAACAATACCCAACTGGCATCGCCGAGTAATCTGAACTAAAAAGGAAAGCCCATGCTGAAGAGCATGGGTTTTCTTATGCTATTCCGAAACACCTGGGCGGCAAGGTCTTCCATGTGCCGTGATGCCTCAGACTCATCTGCTAAGTTATTCTCATGTCAGGATTTCATCAAGCGACCCCCGTAAAACTCGTAAATGCAGACGAAGAACGCATTTCTTTCATCTATTTCCTGTCTGGTGGGGACTACGACAGCAAGTTTGTGCTGGTTTCTTCCGTTATTACACCGAATTATGAAGAAACAGCAGTATTCATCTGCAACGACTCAACTGGCGAAGACGCAGAGTGGGACAACATACTTGCGAAAATACATTATGTGGATACAGAAGAAGTGCTGAACAAGATGGGATACACGACAAAAGTTCCCACTTGACATGGAAAATAATAAGACTTACTATTAGAACTCAGTGAAGCAGCGACGAAAGGAATACCGATGGGCACAACTGTCATTGGGCTGAAGCCGAAGCACTCCGTTGGAGAGCAGTTTGGTAGGAATATCTGGGGCTGGAAGCCTCTGATGGATTACATCTCAACGAAGCACAAGAAGTTTGTGAAGTTATTTGAGAAAAACCGACTCACAGAACTGCAAGCCAACAGAATTGCTGATGCTTTATTCGAGGACATCGCATCTGGGGTGGCTGAAGCATACGCCGATAAGTTTATGAAGAAAATCGCTAGCCTCCCTGAAGTCCCATGTGAATTTTGTGAGGCCACAGGTATCCGAAAAGACGAAGTAGGCATGGAAAAAGGTATGACCGACTTGGTACTAGACCCACGCCTCGCTAATGAACTGAAGAGACTGCGGGGATGGTGCAATGGATGTTTTGGTAGGGGAATAAAACAGAACTCCGATGGGTTTTATTACTTGGAACTTACGGATGTAGTGGAATTCGCCGAGTTCTTACGCAACTGTGGTGGAGCAAAAATTTCCTAAAAAATCTTTTGCGACACGCTTGACAAATGTCAGATGTGTTGTGTAGATTATCTATGTATCCACTTGACAACGAAAGGCAGATACAAATGTACGAAGACTACGAAGATGAAAAAGAGTATGTCAGAGAACTCTACTGGGAGTCAAAAGGACTAGGCGGTTATGACAGACCTGCCGTAGAACCAATTGTCCTAACAGGAGAAGAAATACCTTGCCCTAAATGTAATAGGGTCAGGGACAAAGCAATAATCGAACAACACTTGCCTAAGTGCAGTGGGACTGGAGAATAAAAATGGGTATGGATGTTTATGGCAAGAAAGCCACTAACAAAAAAGGCGAGTACTTTCGCCGTAATGTCTGGGGCTGGAGACCACTATGGGACTACTGCCTTGACACTTTTGCTATCGCAGAAAAAGTAGAAGATGGACACAGCAATTCTGGTCATGGGCTAAACGCCGAGAACAGCAGAATTCTGGCTGAGCAAATGAAATTAGCAATTGCTAATGGAAGTGCTCAGGAATATATCGAAGAGCGTAATACTAAACTTGCTCAGATGGAAAGACCTACTTGTGAATATTGCGTAGGTACTGGCATCAGAGAAGATGAAGTTGGTAAGCATCAAGATATGCCGAATCGTAAGTTATCAGACGAGATGGCATCACTAACTGGTCGTACTCATGGCTGGTGTAATGTTTGCGATGGCGAAGGAAAAGTAGATGCTTGGGAAACCTCTTATCACTTAGACCTTGACGACATCAAAGAGTTTGCCGAGTTCCTAGAGAACTGTGGCGGATTTCAGATTTGCTAAAGATGGAGAAGAAAATGAAAGCAAATACAAAAACAAAAATGAATACCGATGCTTGGAACTGGTTTGTCGCAAGATATACCAAGATGGGCTACAAATCACTAAATCAGTTCGCTATCGCAACTGGATTACAAAAGAGTAGCCTAAGTCGCTACTTTCACAAGCAACGCCAACTACCATCAGGTATGATGGCAACACTTTGCCGAGAACTCAAAGTAACTCCTAACGAGTTAATGAGAGCACTTGGAGAGTGGCAGTAAGACCCCGCTATAACTAGCAAACACCTGAGGTATGTGTCTAAAATGCCTCTTTTTCTCCATAAACACCGATTTATGAGAGTAAAATATAAGAACAACTGAATAATGTATTGGGAGAACCAAGACAAACAACGACCAAGAAAAGATAAGAACGAGAGTTCTGGAAAGGTAGGTCGCCTAATGAAATGGTTGCTAGCAATAATCACCGCTCTAACTTTGGCTGGATGCTCAAGCAGTTCAGCAGTAGCGAGTGAGTTGGCAAACGATGGAGTGATAGTGAGTGTGGAAACTCATAGAACTATCACACCAAAAGTAGCAAATAATAATCTGACACAGAATCTTCTGAATAATAAAGATATTACAAAAGTCTCTTATGTTTATTCAGCAGGTCTGGTCAAGAACAGAGAATCTCTGAACAAGGTCGTAATGAAATTGCTCAGGAGAGTTGGTAAGACACCGTATGTGTTTTCTGGCTCTACACCTTACGGGTGGGACTGCTCTGGGATGGTTAGATGGGCTTATGAGCAGTTGGGTAAGGAATTACCACACTCTGCTACTAAGCAAGCCTATGTTGGACACCGAGTGAAGACCCCAAAGGTTGGAGATATCGTTGTCTTTGGTTACAAGGGCTACTCTAGTTATTACCACTCTGCTATTTACATTGGTAAAGGCAAAGTAGTAAATGCTAATCGTGGATTTGGTGGAACTTTCATCGAACCACTCACCGACTACAAGAACAAGCGTATAGTTTTTGTGCGTATTTTAGATACGCCTTAGTCAATAAAAGAAGTCCCCGTCAGAAATGGCGGGGATTTTCTTTTACCGATGAGACCTGGGTGGCCAATTCTTCCTTGCAAAGAATGTGCTTGACAACGGGAATATTTTGCTATAAGTTATAGTTATTACACATGACGAAAGGTTTCAAATGAAAGTAATGCTCACATTGTCAGCACTGGGCCTAGGCTTCCTTGCCACAGGACTCAGCATCAAGGCTGGCGTGCTAGAAATCAGTGCCGATAAGTTAGCACTTGGATTATCATCAGTAACTCTAATAATTGCTGGTCTCACTGGTCTTGTATATGCTTGGCAGAACAGACCTGCTCAGTTCCGTCGCATGAGGAAAGGTCGTAGAGGCTAATGCGTATCAGACTTATATCAGTAAATGACCCTAACACCGACCTAAAGGCTGGTGCTGAGGGAACAGTAGTATCAATCAAGCAGAGCAACTGGCTTGGGGTTATTGACCACAGGCTAGAAGTTGAGTGGGATGATGGCTCAACCTTGGCTCTATTTGAATCTCTGGACAAATGGGAAGTAATCTCAGAGTAGATATACTTGACAACTGTACCGAATAACTGTATCCTTATAGCAACACAAACGACAGAAAGAACATAATGACAACACCAGTAATTATCGACACCGAGATAGCAGAAACTCTAAAGGCTATCGAGAGCCTGAATATCAAAATATATTCTTTGGACACATCAATCGAGCACTACAAGAAATATCCTTACATGGCTCAGGATGTAGAGAAAAAAGAAGTCAAGCGATTTGAACTTGACAGAGAGCGAGCATCTCTCAAGGAAAAACTGGCTACCCTAAACTCTTTCTACACAGGATGGTCCCGTGCTTACCTAGTTAGTAACAGCAATGGGCACATTCACAAGAGCCGTGATTGTGTTACCTGCTTTGACACTACTCGTTATGTTTGGCTTACCGAGATGTCTGGTCGTGATGAACTAGAGATTGCTTTCCTTGCTGGTGAAAAGGCTTGTACTGTTTGCTACGCACACGCCCCGTCTTCATACTTCCTCCGTGAATCAGAACTAGAAGACCCTGAAGTTGTAGAGGCACGCCGTCTTCGTCAAATTCGTAAGGCAGAGATTGAGGCAAAGCGTCAGAAGACTGGCATCTGGAATCCAGATGGCACACCTCTAGTGGTGATTGAATACGCATTTAGTAGATACAAGACTGAAGTCAAAGCAGAGAGAACTGCTCAGTCGATTGCGGTCAATATGCTAGTTGGTATTCAAAGTATGGGTCGCTCATCTGAAGAGATTGAGCGTAGTAAGGATGCTATTGAAACTATCTTGATTGCTTTGGCCCACAAGAGAGGCACATCAATTGAAGAACAGCGTGCTCTAATTCAGACTAAAGCCGATGCTATGATAAAAAAGAACAAGCGTGATTATCCAAATGTGAATTGGTCTACAAGATAAGCATCTAGGTTTGGGCTATAATTGTCCTATCCAAATAACAGCAAAGGAATCTAATGGCTGAGAAAGACATTACACCGACACCTAGTTCAGAACCTAAAGACTTCACCAGTATGTCTGCCGATGAACTTCACACCCTCATAGAGACAGAGGGAAAGAACTTTATTGAACAGACCAAGGATGGCGACATCCAAGATGAAGATTACTTTGCTAGCGAGAAGTTTGACCTAACTAGACTTATGAATCTTTTCTTTGCTTTCGAGTACTTTGAAAGAACAAGTGGCTCAGAGAAGAAGAACTACTCACCTGAGTACTCAAGACTTTACGAGTTGACCTACCACAAAGTAAATGAATACCTAGATGGTATTGGACTATACGGACCTGACTACATCGTAAACCTGTAATACCAACAACCAATAAACAGAAAGACAAAAAGACAATGTACCGATTACTAAAATTCATAAGTGGCGTTGCGTTCAGAGTTGCTCACTGGGCTCAGTGGCAATCAACTAAGTTCCACAAGAAAACACGCCGAAAGAAATACTTGACAAATGTCCTAGGTTATGCCTATGATTATCTTGTTGGAAAAATCCAACAACTAAAAGCCGAAAGGAAAAAGTAATGTCAGAAAAACTAATTGGATTTACCGATAACGAAATCGCATTTGCTTCTTCAGTATTGAAGTTCGCAAAGAAGAAACTTCAGGAAAACCACGATGAAAGTCATTCTGGAGTAGACCAACTACTAATCAACTCTTGGATTATAGACACTGGAGAATTGCTATCTAAGTTCGAAGCACTACTTCCAGTGCCAGAGCCTGTAATCGCCGATGAAGACATTCCAGAGCGACCAGAAGCATAATTTATGCTCTTAGATAGAAAGCCCTCCTAGCGATTGCTAGGGGGGTTTTTCTCTGTTATGATTGATTTGTCAAGCAGATTGAGGTGAATTATGGAAATACTAGCGTTTTTAGCAGTGGCAATCATTGCCATACTACTTATAGTGCTAGGTATTGCCTTTGTAGCCTCTTGGCTAATTCAGTCTCTTGTTGGAAACAAGAAGACTTGGCTGGATTACGGCTTAGACGAAGAAGAATAGCCTGGGTGCCTGTTTTTTCTGTGCAAACAAGTAAATACCCCCTTGACTTATTTATCACTATTTGATAACATAAGGATATGGAAATAAAGACGAAAGGACAAAATATGTCTAAAAAACTAACTGTCGCATATAGCGACGACTACCTGAACTGGAATCTAGGTTCTGGTAATGGAAACCATCCAACAAAGCCTATACGGGCTAAGATTGCGACTGGCCATCTTCTAGAAGAACTTGGTGAAGACAATGTGGAAATCATTGACCCTGAGTTTAGACCTGAAGACCGAGACAAGATTGAATCTATCCACGACCACGAGTATGTTGCTCAGGTATTGGAAGATGGAATCTCTTTTGACTGGACTGGCGAGAGACCTGAGATGGGTCATACGGCTGGTCAGATGTTTTCAGGAACAGTACGCCTAGTTGAGAAGATGCTTGCTGGTGAAACTCAAGTTGGCTTCAATCCTCAAGGTGCTAAGCATCACGCACAGCACGGGTGGAGCGAAGGCTTCTGTGTCTTCAATGACTTCGCCTGGGCTGCCAAAGAGTTCGTAAAGAATGGGCTCAAGGTTGTCTACATAGACTGGGATGTGAATGCTGGCGATGGAGTTCAGAATCTGCTTGCGGATACTGATATCCCTACCTTTAGTATCCACGGACATGGGATTTACCCTACTCACTCAGACACTTGGCTGAAAGAGGCTGGGTATTCCGAGAACTATGTCTATCAGAATGACGAGCAACACTGGTACAACTACTGCTTACAGCAGGGCCAAGGTGATGAAGCATTCAAGTGGGCTATCGATGAGATTGCTAAGAAGGTTGCCGAGTACAAACCTGATGTTATCTTGCTAGCAACTGGAGCAGATGGACACGAAGGCGAAGGCTGGGGACTGAAGTACACCTATGCGGGCTATGACTATGCTTCTGGTGTAGTAGCAGACTTAGCAAATAAGTTTGCCGATGGTCGTGTTCTCATTGGTGGTGCTGGTGGATACCAACCTTACACACATACACCGAGAGTATGGGCAAATGTGGTGGAGAATATCTACCACAAAACTCAAAAATCAGAGTAGATGCTAAGATTGCGATGCTGGGAGGAGAAATCCTCCCTCGCATCGTAGTTTTCATGGAAAACTGGGTGTACCCAGGTGAAAGAGTAGGAAAATGTTTGATTTTTGGAGCATCGTTGTGCTCGTAGTTGGTCTTCCATTGATTGCGTGGCTTGCATGGGCCGTTGATAAGCACAATGAGTTCTTCGATAACGAAGATGAAGACGAAATTAAGCCACTTTTGGGTGTAGTAGCACCTAAAACTAAAGAAAAAGAGGAAAAGTAATGCCGAACTGGTGGATTATCGTAAGAGATATCGTTTGGGCTTCAGTTTTTGCTGTTTTAGCCGTGATTTTGACCATTTTGGTCGCTATTTTTGCTCCAACTAACCTTGGACTGATTATTGGGGCTGGATTGTCAGCAATTTCACTATCAATCCTCGCTTTGAGGCAGTAAATTACCATAAAACAAGAATTCCACTAGTAGCAAACACTACTTGCTTAGTTTGAGTAGTGTTTATACGATTGTAATAAGAAAAAGACCCTTACGGGTCAATAACCAGAAAGATAAATGACAAATGAGTTCAAAAATAAAGAAAGCAAACCAGAGTTTGCCAACAAATGTGAAGTGGATGCTTGATGATTCACTTAGCACTGCCGATAGAGACAATCTAATTCGTTCTCTGAACTTGGCTGGCTGGACACAGAGCAGTATTGCTCGTTCACTAGACATAACTAGAGAGCGTGTTCGTCAGATATGTGTATCACCGATGGACTTGTCTGCTAGGACAGAGTTCAAACTACCACTACCACCGATGCATCAGTCAAAGCCTAAGCGTGAGTTCATTGAGCCAGACCCAAAGATACTTGCTCGCTTACTAGAACTACAGCCACTTGCTCAGCAGGTTCGCTCTAACGCTATGCGATTTAGAAGTGAAGCAGAAGAGTACAGTGCTCTAGTTGCTAAACTACACAATGAAGATGGAGTTACATTATACCGATTGGCTCTTCGCCTTGGAGTAACTCACTCAGCGTTGAGATTCAGACTGGCTCGCTATGGATACAAGACATCAGACAAAGGTGCTAGCAAGGTTTACACACCAATCAATCCAAAGAACAGGATTGTGAAGTAGTAATGAGAACATCTAATCGTGTTCTTCTGGTAGTCAATCTACTTATAGGTGCTTTTCTGCTTGGCTCTATGTCTTCGCAGTCAGTTTCAGCATCAGAGTCTAATGTGATATCTGCTTGTACCAACAAGTTGACTGGAGCATTACGGATAAGTAGCAAATGTACTAAGTCAGAGAGACCGATTACTTGGAACCAAACTGGAGTGGCTGGACCTACTGGCCCGACTGGGGCTAATGGTAGTGATGCTTATGTAATTACTAAACTCGTTACTATTCGCTACATTGGTGATGGAACTTCTCTAACACCTTGTGGAGATGGAATGACTTCACTATTCGGGACAGCAACTACTTATGCTAATTGGCAATACGGGTCAGTTTTTCTAACTAATAGATATAACTGGCAAAGCAATCCCTACTGTTCTATAACTCTTAGAGTTGTTCAGTAGTCTCTATGTAATACGGACACTTAGTTCGCCAATAGTGAAACCCCTAACAAATGTTGGGGGTTTTTCTATATTTGTGATACATTATGGGTATGAGTAATTTAGACAAAGTGACACAGAAAATGTACGAGAAGTACTACGGCCAACTGCCTTGGGAAACTCTCACCACCGAGCAGAAGTGTGCTTCGATGGCATCATCAATAACCAAAGTACTTACTGAACTTATTGAACTTAGGGACTCAGGTGAATTAGTAATAGCACCTGTCAAGGGTATGAACAAAGCAAAGATAGATGCTCTCATTATGCTATCTGCCGATGTAGCCTTGCGTGGTCTTGAATGCATGCTAAGGAACAGAGTCTAGCCTAAGCCGATTCACCTGGGTTGCCACTTCTTCCTTGTATTACAATGAAGACATGGCTAAATCTATTATGGAACTCCTCGCTGAACTCCCTGAAGACGAGCGTGCTCTCATCCTTGCTGGCATGGATGCTGACACTCTAATGTGGGACTGGTCAGTGTGGGGCAGACCTGAACAGCAAGCACCTGAAGGTGATTGGGCTATCTGGATGTATCTTGGTGGTCGTGGTGCTGGTAAGACCCGTGCCGCTGCTGAATGGGTTAGAGAGCAAGCCAAGTACACCAATACGGGTCAAAGGCGTTTTGCTTTAGTTGCTAGAACAGCAGCCGATGTGCGAGATGTAATCGTTGAAGGTGAATCTGGAATTATGAATGTTTCTCCACCTAGTGAGAAGCCTTTGTATGAACCATCAAAGAGAAGACTGACCTGGCCTAATGGTAATACGGCTACTTGTTTTACTGCTGATGAGCCAGACTCACTTCGTGGTCCCCAGTTCACTCACGCTTGGGGAGATGAGATTGCTGCTTGGAGACAAACCCCGGACGCTGCTGGTATGACAGCCTTTGACAACCTTCGTGTTGGTACTCGTCTTGGGCAGAACCCTAAGATTATGGTTACTACTACACCTAAGCGTGTCCCGTTGCTTTACAAACTTATTGAAGAGAGTAAGAATACTGGTCGTGTAGTTATCACTCGTGGTTCTACTATGGATAACTCAGGAAACCTATCTGGTGCTTATCTAGATGCTATTACGGGTGTATATGCTGGAACACGCTTGGCTCAACAGGAACTTTATGGTGAGATGCTTGACAGTGTTGAAGGTGCTCTATGGACAGATGAGTTGATTGAAGCACATAGACAGAATGCTCTACCACTCAACACTCCACTTCGTTGTATTGGCGTTGACCCGTCAGTAGCAGAGAACCCTAGAGATGAATGTGGAATTGTTGTAGTCGCATCTACGGGTGAGAGAGATTTGTATAAGCGTCAGGCTTGGGTGCTTGAAGATGCTAGCGTGCTTGGCTCACCTGAAGTGTGGGCTAACAGAGTTGTAGCAATGGCTCGTAAATGGGGATGCCCAGTTATTGCTGAAGTAAACCAAGGTGGTGCTCTAGTTCGTAATGCTATCAATGCTATTGACCCAAACATCAAAGTACTTGAAGTACATAGCAAGTATGGTAAGCAATTGCGTGCTGAGCCAGTAGTACTTGGTTATGAGCAAGGTCGTGTACATCACATTGGTTATCTACCAGACTTAGAATCACAGATGCTTAGTTGGATTCCAGGTGAAGGTAAATCACCAGACAGAGTAGATGCTTTAGTTCACGCACTTACCGCTCTAATGATTAAGCCACCTGCTGGCTTCGTTGGTGGCAGACTAACTGCTAAGTCTATGGCTAGTCGCCGACTACCTGATTCAAAAGGTAGTGGCTTCCTAAGATTGAGATAAAAGAAATCCCCTACCAGATGATAGGGGACTTTCTTTTGTATCTTAGTTTCTCCACTTCCAGAGTGCTACTTTGTCTTCGTTGAGACCAAGTAGATAATCTACAAAGTGTTTATTGCATAAGACTGCTTCTGAACGCTTCTCACGCATTACCGTGATTGCTTCTTCTGGTGAGTAGCCATCACGAATAAGCACAAGTGCCATCACAATACCACTGCGGTTGAGACCTGCTTGACATCTGATTAGCACACGCTTACCAGACTTCCAGTCTTTGTGTGCCATCTTCACTATGTCTTCTAGTTCAGTCTCTGGGTTGAAGTCTCCCATAGCACTGTCCCAGAAACCTAGTCGTACTTCTTTTACAAACCAGTCAGCAGGTTCAGCACTTGCGTACAATGTATATACCGAATCAAAATCTTCAGGCGTGATTCTTTTGTTTGGTCTATCAATCTGATAGTGCCAGTGGTCTTCTGCCCAGGTGTCTAGTGTCCCACCTTGCCATAGGTTAGGCAAAGTTTCAGTCCATAAGTCCCTAGGCATTACTGCGTGTCTAGGTCTTGTCAGTTCTTCTAGGCTAGAATCAATAATCTCTTGCCTTGCCGTAAAGTCGTCTTCTATTTTCTTTTGAGATGTCATTTCTATCAATCCTTTCGTCTTTATGTATTGATATATCTATTATCCAGTATCCATACCTATTTGTCAAGCCCTACTTGACTTGCGGTTAGGTATTAGATGTCCTACTAATAATCTTACTACTTATATAGTATCTTGTCAAGCCCAACACACATACGGTTAGCCATTTGTTCCCAGTTATACCAGTTCCATATGTATTCCTAGTACCCACACATACACGGGTGTTGCCCGGCTACTCTGTCTAGTACACGGGTGTCAGCCCAGTACCATAGGTCATACACATAAGGTGTCTTGTGTGTTGTGCCCTTTATTTACTTACCTCTTATGCTTTAGATGAGTGATGAGCCACTAAGCCCTCCCTGTTATGCCACATCATATGTAATGCCCACATACATTGAGCCCCATTCATCAGCATCTAAGATGCGGTCAGCCCTTTGTAGATAGTCCAACTATTATTGCCTTATATCTATGCCCCATCAGTGCCCACATTACAAATGCGGTCAATCCACATCTAATCAGCATTCTTTATACTTCTAAGACTGATATATGTCTAGTAGATGACTACTATTTCACTAATAAGATAGTCAAGCCCCCCTAGACTACCTAGGTAATCACATAAGAAGCCCATACCTGCTAGGTAGGTGCTCCTAGGTTGGCTATATAGGCGGCCTAATAAGTATTTGATAAGTCATCATAGACTTGTTTAAGTATCAAATAAGTCTAAATAAGTACTCATAAGTGTCTAATAAGTATCAAATAAGTCTAAATAAGTGCTCATAAGTGTCTAATAAGTATCAAATAAGTCATCTATAAGTAAAAATAAGTGCCTGGAGGCCGCTAAATCGGCAAAAAAATCGGCATTTTTTCGGCATTTTTTTCAGGAAACAATTTTCGAGGAGGTCAAAAGTAACGGTTGCCGTCTCACACGCCAAAGGCAAAAAACACTAATGTATCTTTTTTCTCCGTCAGTAATAAGTATTTATCGCATAAGGGCCACTCCCGGATTTTCCAAAAAATCGTTCCTAGTACAGATGCTAAAATAAATACATTATGGAAAACAGAGAATACGCCCGTGAACATCCACTACCCCAAGACGAAGTTGAGTTCATAAACGCCCTTACAAAGAAAGAACGCTACTACCGAGCCAAGCAACTATTTGATGGTGGTTGGACACTTCAATCAATAGGTAATGCGTTCACCCCAGAAGCCAAACGCTCCACAGTTCAATACTGGACAAGCCAAGGAAATCCTAGATTCGCAAAAGATAAACCAGTTCCATCTCCTTGGGGCGGTTTCGTCGACGCTCCTATGCCTAAACCACAAAAGGGTTATCAACTCAAACGCCCTAAGTCTCCAGGTATTCCTAAGGATGTACAAGAGCGTCTACGCTATCTAGCCCCCCTTGCTCGTTTATATCGAAGTGGTATGTCGTCGACATCCCTAAATGGATTAGCCAACTCGGAAATGAACGACATAGTTCAAGACCTATACAATAAGAATGTCAAGATTGCTGAGATTGCCAAAGCATCGGGCGTAACTAGCAGAGCGATTGCTCGCAGATTAGGGAAATAGAAATGCGAATAGTTCACGATATCTTTCCAGCCCACCTGAGCGTTGCTCCAGCAGACTATTCAGACGATGAGTTCTCCATAAAGTCTCAAGGTAATCCTGACGGTGTTTTTTATAGGGATGTCACCCGTGTTGTGATTGTTGAAGACCCTAACGGCCACACCGTTTGGGTTGCTCAGGATTCTCCTACTGGACCAAACATTATTTTCCAAGAGCGTCTAGCAACTTTTCACAAGGCAGATACTCAAGAAAAAGACTCTCACGCTAAGACCGTCAGCGGAAAGATACTAGCGTTTTCCAAAGACAACAACTGTGGATGTGGCTCTAGGCTAAGAAGTTGGAACCCATACCGAACACTTCACTCAATCAAGGATTCAT